ACGGCATTTACTGATAGACTAAAGTGGGATGGCGGTAGCACAGGCCTTACTGCATCTACGGGACGTTCAAGTTTAGGTGGCACAACTATAGGGCAAAGTATGTTTACTTTATCCAACCCATCCTCAATTACTTTTCCACGTTTTAACGCTAATAACTCTGTTTCATCATTAACGGCATCTGAATTTAGAACGGCTATTGGTGCAGGAGTAGGAACTGTTACGAGTGTAACTGTAGGCTCTGGTACACCATTGTCAATTAACAACAATAATACTGTTCCGGAAATATCTATGGCTGCTGCAAGTGGTAGTGTGAACGGTTATTTGTCTTCTACTGATTGGACAACTTTTAACGGAAAACAGAATGCTTTAGGTAATGCAAGTGCAAGTGTTAATGGTATTTTGACATCAACGGATTGGACTACATTTAATAACAAGCAAAACACATTGACCAACCCAGTTACGGGAACGGGAACAACAAATACTTTGCCATTATTTACAGGCACATCTACATTAGGTAATTCTGTCATTCAAGAAAGCAGCGGAAATATTGGCATAGGTGTAGCCCCAATAGCAAATCTTACTTTAGATGTAGCTAAAAATATTTTATTAAAATCTGGCAGTACTGGAATTGCATCTATTTTGTTTTCGGAAACAGGAACTCCATCAGCAACGGATGTTGAATTTGGTGGCATTCTAAGGTATAATGGAGGTCTTAATTTAGATAGAATGGAGTTGATAACAAGAGATAATTTATCAGGATCTAATGTTACAAATATAGGCTTAACCATGGATAGAGTTACAGGAAATATTGGTTTATTAAAACCTACAACTATATCCTCAACCTTAACCGTCACAGGCAACATAACCGAAGGCGGCAACAATGTTTTAACCAACCTTGACACGGTGAGCCTAAGTAATCGTATTGATGCAAAATTAAATAAAACTGATACGGCTTATCTTTCAACCCGTATTGACCTAAAATTAAATAAAACCGACACGGCATCCTTATCAAGTCGTATTGATGCAAAGTTAAGCCCAAGCGACACGGTTAGTCTAAGTAATCGTATTGACTTAAAATTAAATAAAACAGACACCGCTTCTTTATCAAGTCGCATTGACTTAAAATTAAATAAAACCGATACGGCTTCGTTATCAAGTCGCATTGATGGTAAAGTATCTTTGACAGGAGACCAAACAATAAGTGGTAATAAAACTTTATCGGGTAACACAATAATGAATGGAACAGTTACAATGTCATCTACCTCTGCAACCCCAACTGGTTTAATTGGCATAAATGCAAGTAATTTAATAGGAGATATTACTACTGTTGCTCAAACGGGTATTTTTGCAAGAGGATTAGTAACTAACCAAACTACAAGTACAGGAGGAGTAATAACTATTGAACATGGTTTAAATTTTACACCATCTATGGCATTTGCTAATTTACCAGATTCAACTACAAAAATTGTTAATGTTGCCGTTGTTGATGCAACGTATATTTTATTTGTTGTAAGAGATGGAGCAACTAATAATGTTTTAAATACTCAAAATGTACCTGCCATTCAATGGTTTGCGGTAAAATAACTAAAAAACATAAACATGAAACAACTCTTTTCCCTCTTTCTCTTCCTTTTGCCTTGCCTTGCATGGGCACAGTATCCGAGCAATGGCAATCAGAAAATCACGCTCGGAGAACAGACGACTGCCGATGGGCTTATTTGGCGCGGAGTAGCTGCTGATACGACATTGACTGCTAAGAGTGATACGGCTGCTTATCTTGTTCTTGATACAGTCAATTTAAATTTATACACGTACAAGGCTTCGGCAACGGGGCGAAAGTGGAGGCAACTTGGAGCAGACACGGCATCTATTGCCTATGTTAATACCTATGGAACGCAAACGGTAGGAGGAGCAAAGACTTTTACAACAGGCATTAAAAGTATTAAAAATATTGATGGAGATGCAGAGAATTTATTTTTATCAAATAATAATGCTGGAACTTCTACAGAAACAACTTTATATGTTAGTAATAATAACTTAACGAATGGCAGTATATTTTTCCAAACAACTGGAGAAAATTTTTCATCAGTTGGAGGATTTTTAAATGACCAAGGTACAATAGGTACTGGTACAACAATTAGTAATGGTATGGCACTTATGGTTAGAGCAGCAGCAGATATGCGTTTTTATACCTCTGGACATACTAATGAACGTATGCGTATAAAAAGTGATGGCAAAGTTGGTATTGGAACTGATGGTCCAACTGAAAAATTACACGTTGTCGGAAATGGCTTGTTTACGGGGAATTTATCATTAGGAACACCTTTGGCGGTGGCAAATGGGGGAACGGGAAGTGCAACGCAAAACTTTGTAGATTTAACAACAACGCAAAGTAGTATCGGAGGTAAAAAAACATTTACATCGGGAATTGCAACAACTGCAAATATTAATGGAGACCCAGAAGGATTTACCTTAACAAATACAAGTACTGGTTCATCTGCTGAATCAACTTTATATGTTAGAAACGAATCAAATAATAACGCAAGTATATTTTTTTCAACAAGTGGTACAAATCTATCACCTATTGGTGGATTTTTAGCTGACCAAGGTACAATAGGTACTGGTACAACAATTAGCAATGGTATGGCACTTATGGTTAGAGCAGCCGCAAATATGCGTTTTTACACATCCGATTACACTAATGAACGTATGCGAATAGAAAGTGGTGGTGAAGTAAATATTGGTTATGGGGCAACCGATAACGGAGCTTATAGATTACAAGTAAAAGATAGCGTTTATGTTGGTGGCAATGTTAGTGCATCAGCTTATACGACTCGTTCAGATTTTAATTTAAAAGATGATATTTTTGATATAAAATATGGGTTAAATGATGTTTTACAATTACAACCTGTTGAATATACATATAAAAGTAATGGTAGTAAACAACTTGGTTTTATTGCTCAAGATATTGCTACAATTTTACCAGAGGTTGTAAGTTTTGAGGAAACAATGTCTGTAAATTATCAAGCCATTATCCCCATCCTTACCAAAGCCATACAGGAGCAACAAGCCCACATCAAAGCCCTTGAACAAAGAATTATTAACCTTGAAAATAAATAAAATGAGATACCTATTTTTATTCCTTCCTTTGTTTTCCTTTGCTCAAGACGTTGTCAAAGACACGGTGTACATCCAAAAGCAAGGAAACATTTATTACATCATTCAGCAAACCACTTTGTCTGATAGCACAGTCACAGGCTCAAAGCAAATATTAGGCGATAGTGCAACTGCCATTCAAAGCCTTGTCACAGATGCAGAAAGGCAAAGCAACACGATTGCCATTCATGCAAAGCCTATTATTACTAAAGGCAAAGCCGTGCAAAGAATTAATTACTACAATAATTTGCACGTTCAAATTAGTGGTAAGCCTGTGTATTTTACAACGGCACAAAGGGATACGGCAAAGTTTCTTGGAGACTGGAAGTTAAATTTTAACGGTGAAATTATTGATGGTAAGATTGAGTTAAATGTAAACAAGCGTTTAATATTTAACCCAGACAATGGCAAGGTTTATTCTATTTCAACCAACCTACTTTTATCTACATTTACCAATCAAGTTTCCTTTGCTTTTAACGGTGTTAAATACGACTTGTACAAATATGCTGAGGGCAAATTTGCAACGGTAGATGGTGATGTAAGGTTAATAAAACTTGAATAATGAAAGCAACCTTAATCAACCTTTTGCACCTTGGATGGGAGAAAATAACGTACGCCATTTGTTGCGGATGGATATTTTCCTTCTTCATTCCTATTAAGGGATTTTTGACATTTAGTGTATTTGTGGTTTTTGCTGACATGGCAACGGGAATCATTGCAGCAAAGAAGGAGGGGGAAAAGATAAATAGCCGTGGGCTTTATCGTACCATAGAAAAAATAGTAGTGTATTTTTGTGCTATCCTTATTTTCGAAGGTGCAAGAAATACTTTTAGCCTTCCGTTTAACATTACATACATGGCAGCGTTTTTAATTGCAACCGTAGAGTTATATTCTATTTCAGAAAATATAAAACGCATAACAGGTGTAAATCTTGGAGTTTTAATAACACGTTTTTTTAATCGTTAAGCAAATGGAAAAAATTATCACTCATTCAATGATTTTAGAAACTTTAAAAAAACATAATATGCAGACTAATTTAAAAGATGCCTTAAAAAGCGCAGACACAATCAAAAGTCCATTGGGCGACGTGGCTTGTTACTCAATGAACTTTGCGGAGCTTGCAAGTGAAATCAATGTTCATTTGGAAGGCAATAAGGTAAAATTTACTTGGAGAGAATACGTCCAACTGGCTCAAATCATTTGGGACAAAATTAAGGAGACATCAAGAGAATGTGCTGGTAAAGAGATAGAAGTGAAATTACCAGCAAAGTTAGGTTTAATTAGTGCAGCATTTGCATTAATAGGATTTAAATTATAGGCGCAGAGAAGTCGCTACCTTATGCGTTTACAGGGCGGTGCATTGATTTGCGTCGCCCTTAAAAATATAAAACATGGAAAAGAACAGATTTACTATTTTTTTAGATGCCGGTCATGGTGGATTGGGTAAGAAATTTGATATACCACATCGCTATACAACCTACCCAAGTAAATGCTTTCAACATACATCTCACCAACTATTCCATGGTTAT